CTGAAGCAGGTGGAGTACGGCTATGTATCCACGCTGGGTGCCCAGTTCTACCAGAGTACGGCATCGCTGGACAAGGCCTACACGCTGAAACCGATGCAGTACCGTCTGACCATTCCGTACCGTGTGCAGCTTTCCACCAGCAACGGCGTGCAGGCCGACAGCGGCGTGGTGGATGCGGACGTGCTCCACTCGTTGCAGCTGACCCGTGCCTTCGGTGAAAATGACCCGTTGAAGATCATCGGTGCGGCGAAAGTCAAGGAACTGGTTTGGCATGAGGATGCGTTCGCAATCGGCTTCAACTTCGGTCTGCTGACCTCACTGGTAAAACTCGACATGAGCGTGGAGAAAGCCAGCGGTTACCGGAATGGCTCGTTCATGGCTTCGACGAACGGCATGCTGCTTCTGGAAGAAGTGAACATGCGGAACAACCGGCTGGCCCGGAACGGGGACAACGGCAATGTGGCTACTTTGGACTTGAGCTGGCAGGGCCGCCTGAAGAAACTGGACGTGAGGGGTACGGGGCTGACCCGTGTGAAACTGGCCACCGGTGCGCCCGTTGTGCAGTTATGCCTGCCGGACACGATTGAGGAACTGTTCCTGGAATATCTGACCAAGCTGTCCGACAGTGGCCTGATACTGGAAGGCATCAATAATGTGCGGGGCTACCGCTACACCAACTGCCCCGGCATCGACGGGTTCGCTATGCTGGAACGCCTTCACCAGGCCAGACTGAACGGCAGCGGCAAGCTGGAACGCTTCGTGCTGGAGATAGACCGGGAAGACGACGGAACCCTGCTGAAGAAGTATTACGACTACGGAACGTATACGCAGACGGGTGCCGTGGATGACCGGCATTCGGGACTGAGGGGCAAGCTGACCCTGACGAAGTATCTGGCTGATGAGGAACTGGAGAAGTATGCCGCCCGTTATCCGGAACTGACCATCAAGCAGCCGCCCTATACGATGATTGAGTTTGACGACAGTGTGGCCGACGATGCCAATGTTTCGAACCTGGACAACAAGACGGGGTACAAATTCGGCAATACGTACAAAATGAGCGGGCATGTGAATGCCATCCTGTCCAAGCGCCACCGCGTATTGGCCAAGGTGACCAGGATGCCCACGAGTCGGAAGGTGGAGATAGCCGGGCAGCAGGTGGAAGTGAACAACCCGGACGGGGAGATGACCTATTTCCCCCTGCATGACGAAAGCTCGAACTTCTATGCCGATGCGGAGGATATGAACGATTGCACGGTGGCGAAGCTGGACGGCAGCGAGGGAGACTGGATGATGTATGAGCCGTTTTACTGGAGCAAAGGCATCAACGATTATTTGAACAACAAGAAGTACGCCTGCTACAGCAGTTATCCGGAGGACGAAATGCCCCCGATTCCAGATGCGACAGTACTGACACTGGATGCCATCAAGGAGACACAGGGCGGCTGGCTGGGTGAACGCAAGATCATGAGCGGCAAGCCCACGCTGATGGAATCCTATACGACGGACAAGGCTTATTCCGTGTGCAAAGTGGACGTGTCGGGTTACAGACGTGTCCGCTTCCCGAGCGTTCCAGGAACAGGGCTTATCGGCAGTGTGTTTGCTGATGCGGAGGGAAACATCCTGAAGAGTATTGTGGTGCCGACCATCGGCTTGAAATTTGAAGCCGGCATGTATCTGATAGCAGACGTTCCGGAACGTGCTACAGCCCTGCATTTCTCCATTCTGAACACGGCAGAGTTTGACTGCGTGGTGCTGAGCAACAGCGACAAGATAGAGGACATGGAACCGGATTGGGTGGCCAATGAGGAACATCTGTGTGCCGTTGTGGGCAGTTCTGTAGTGGGCAGCAAGTTGCGTGCCTGCATAACCGGAGCTTCGACCACGGCAAGCATGACATGGACGGACTTCCACTATTACAGCCAGCAGCGTGGCATGCAGCAGATAGATGCCCTGATGCACAGCCGCATCGCGAACCTGAGCTATGCAAAGTACGGGCGTAGGGACATGCAGGAACAATGCGGTGCCGGTCAGCATAACAATAACCGGACAACGGGTGGAACGGCCGACCATGGAATGACAGACACCATCGGCTATGACGAAGCGTATGCCATCAACAACAAAATCACGAATTCGCTGATTGACGGCTTGGTGCATCAGTATGCCTGGTATAAGAGCCGGGACGAATACGGACAGGCGACCGTGGTGCAGGTGAACAATATCTGCTGCCTGGGCTACGAGGACATCTACGGCAACAAGTATGACATGATGGACGGCGTGGATCTGCCGAATGACAGCGGCAACCAGGGCAAATGGCGCATCTGGATGCCTGACGGCAGTATCCGTATGGTACAGGGCAAGAAGGACAGCGGTCAGTGGATTACAGGCGTGGCGCACGGCAAGTATATGGACATGGTTCCGGTAGGTAATTTGAACGGATCATCTTCCACCTACTATACCGACATGTACTGGATAAGCACCGCTACAGTCCGTGTGGTCTATCGCGGGTGCGACTATGCGTATGCGTATGGCGGTGTGTCGAATGCGGCTGCGGATAACGATGCTTCGTATACGTATGCGAATATCGGCTCGCGTCTGGCCTTCCGCGGTAAACTCGTCCGGGCGCAAAGCGTGGCAGCGTATAAGGCGATACGCGAGGTGGCGTAAGCGCAAAGCGCCAAAGCGTGGAGCGAAGCGACTAAAACGAAAGAACGGGATTCGGATGGTTTCCGAATCCCGTTTAAATGTTATTCAAATACCGGCGAAGCCGGCCGAATTTTTTTAGAATATTGATAGGGTAGGGGAATACAAAACTGAACTGATTTGAGGGTAAACGACCTCAATTTAACTATGTAAAGATAGTGATTTTTGTTGATATTTGCAAGTTATTTTTCTGTTATTTTTAGCTTAGAATTGACCAGTTCAAATGGAATAAAGAATGCTTTAAATTATACGCTTCGTTTTGTGAAATGAACTTTTCGTTTTGAAACGCGCGAACATTTCGATTTGCGGATTATATAAAGTCAACCCGCACGCCCATGGAGATTATTTTTTCAATCTGCTGTAATCCGTACTCGGATGCAAGTACGTTGTTATCCATAAGAATCACATTTTTTCGTCCGGCAGATACTTCCGCAATATCCATGTAAGGAGCAATGTTTCCCTCTTTGGCAGGCACAACACACCATTTACAACGATTAGGACAACCCCTTGTCAAAAAGCCATAAGCCAAATTCTTATCAACATTATACAGATCGTAATCAGGAATCATTCTATCAATTTCCGGTAGAAGAACCTTTTTTATGTCATACCCTGTACCGCCTTTCTCTATCTGATCAGCATTAGTTATCCATTGCCGATAATCCTCTGTAAAGCTGAATACTTTAGCCATATACACTTTATCATAATGATCGAAAGGATTATACCACCCAACCTTGTCACCCCTTGCCTTATGATAACTGCTGATTTTCATCAAGGCAAGATTAGGATAATTGCTATCAACAGCCAATAGTCCGATGTTCATTTCTTTTTCTTGTTTTTTCTTTTTCTGCAGCTCTGGCCCCTTTCTTGAAACCCTCTACAAAGCTGTCAAAACAAGCTCTCTGGATTTCTAAAGTGCATCTTTTCATAAGTGGGCAAATCGAACATTTTTGGCTAAGCCCTGCGGACTTTTTAGCGAGTTTCGTTACATTTTTCATTGGTTTATCCTTTCATTCTGCCTAAAAAAGCAAGTTTAATCACATCATATTGAGTTCCTATCCATGCAAATTCCAACATGGCATTATCGTCTGCAATGTCATTAATTTGCATGATTGGGTAGTTACCTTGATTTGTGCTATAACAAACACACGAACTGTAAATAAAATCCTCAACCTCTTCTTGACTTCTTGGAACATTGAAATAACTGTCAAGGCTTCCGATTATATGCTCTTTCAAGTATTCGGAGCTATATGCAGCAGCAATCTTATCTTGATTTCTAAGTGTATATCTCATAACTCATCTTTATCTCCTAATTCAGACAACGCTTGTTCAAACTCTTTGAGTTTCTTAATGGCGTAATCTCTACGATAAGTGATTATATCACGACTTGTATAATTTGTATAGAACCGGTCTATAAGGTTTTGAATAAAAAACCTTTCAGGCTCTTCGCAATGATTCAATAGAATTACATAATTCGTGTTTCGTGGGTGGAAACATAGGAATCTATAATAATTCACTTTGCCGCAAGAACATTCAATCAGCTTATCATCTATCTTTAGCTTCCTAATGTCTTCAGTATTTAATATAGGTTTCATGATTTAATCCTCCATATTAGGTATTAAATCTTCAATGTAAGCAAATCTATCTATTTCATCCCAAAGACTTTCGATTGTCAGATCAGTGAGGTTATCATATACCTTGGCTTTGCCGTTTTTGAATATAACCAAAGCTGGTTTTTGCGCTTTATACGTTCGATTGTTACTATGCCACACGCTATTTATGCGCCATTCTGCACCAGCTATGAAGTCTTCACTGCAATTACCCTTGCGTAGAACATAATCGTCTGCATCCACTTCTTTGAGAACGTTTCTCCGAAAATATGTTTTACCTATGGAATAATCTTTTGCCACTTTTTCAATATCTTCTCGTTTCATTCTTCAACTCCTTTCTTCAATTTTGCAATAAGAGCATCAGCACCGCTAATGCTCCACTGGGCTAACGTTTCGCTACTTGCATCCACACACTGATTATGTGAATTGGCTGAAAATCCTTTCATTAGCTCTTTCGCAATCTCGTATCTGCGTTGTTCCCAGTCTATGGCTTTTTCAAATTCAAGTGCTGTTCCGGGTATTTTTCTACCGTCTTTTGTTATGAATGAACCGCATGAAACCAGCATAGTACCTGAAGGTTCAACATCTATGACCTCGCCGGTAGCCTTTACTTTAGCTTTAAGTTTTTCAGCAGCTCTCATTTGTCTCGTGTGTTCTGCTACACAAGTTTTACACCAGTTAGGATATGATTTGCTGAACTCTGAAATATGTTTAGTCTTTCCACATACTTCACACTTCTTTACTTCTAAATAATCCATATTTATTTTTTATTTGAATTAATGGTTGTTGGCTCATAGTACTTGCATTTGCCTGTTTCCGGATTGTATGCTGGCCATACCCATTGCAAACGTGTATCGGGTGGATCGGGTAAATAGCGTTTGCAACTCTTGCGGATTGAGCAGGTAACGCCCGAACAATAACTATAATCTGTATTCATCGTCATAATGTTTTTAATTAGTTTACTGTTTTCTGAATGACTGCTCATTGCCGAAATTGATGATTAGCATCATTTCACGGAAACGGTCTGCAATTCGTTCGTCGTAATATTCTGCAATTTCTTTTGCCGTAAGATTGGATGAGACCAGCGTACAGAACTGCTCTTCATAGCGAAAAGACAGCATATCCATGGCGGCGGTTACGTAATCGCCATAATGAATGCTTTCTTTCGGTTCGGAGCCGAGTTCGTCGATTGCGAGTATTTCGATTTGGCGCAGCCTTTTGTAGCGTGCCACATCGGAGGTGTTGTCGCGTGTGGGATTGTTATACGCTTTAGCCAGCAAGACGAGTTCTTTAGCCGATACCATCATGTAGCCGCGTATCGGATATGCATCCGCATTGCTGTTATACCCCTCATCAGAGCGCAAGTAGTTTATAAGGTTTTGCAATGCACGCAGAATGGTGGTTTTCCCATTTCCGGCATCGCCACAAAGGAACAATCCGAAAGTGGAGGCTTCCGATGTAATCCAATTGGAAATGTCCCAAAGGTGCTTTTTGTATTGTTCGGTGGCATTAAATTCCCTATGCCTATGAGCAACTTCCACCCGGCACGCTTCATATAGCATAGCGTAAACTTGCTTGGCGGTATATGGCAATCTAAAACGAGTTACCATATGTTTTCTCTTCATCAGATTTGAGAAGATTACCTCTGCGTTGATTTCTGCTTTCGGGTCTAACTTTATCATCTTTTCTTTTATTTTTATCATTTACAATTCTCAACCATGCGTTGAAGTGCTGTTTGGCATCCTGTAAGGAAGAATGCCGGTCTTTCCCGTCTGCCAGGCATTGCACCCGGAAGTCGTCAAGACTGCTGCGCAAAGAGGAAATATTCGTTGCATGAAGCACTTGTAATTGGTCAAGCCAACACTCGTCTTTTTTCAGTTCGGCGATTTCTTCATCGATAGTCATGGAGTAAGGCTCGTATTGCAGTTCGTTTTGCACTGTTGTACTACCTTGTATCGTTTGTGGATTGTCATTCTTTCGTGGCAGTTTTTCAGTTTGTTTGGGCTTTCTTTTCTCGATTAGGTTATAATCCCCAATATAGCAAACACGACGGCACTGTACGCATATACGACTATACCTTTCCTGAATACCTTTAGAAGTCAATACTTTTTCAGCGTCAAACAATTCTTTTGAAAACAACCCCAGTGTCAGGCAGGTTTTGATTACTTCTGATATATATGCCTCCTCAAATCCCGTAAGCTCCGAGCAAATGAAAGGCAACTCTTTATCCCACTTCATATAATACCCACTCTTGTAGATATTGCAGAGCAGCAGAGCATATACCGTTATAGCTTTTCCACCTTGATACTTGATTAGTTTTCTTATTTTAAGGTCGTTAAATATATCTATATCCAGAGGGAAATAGTCAAGACCTTTTTTAAAAGTTCGTGCCATATCTGACTTTTTTAAAATTCATTTCTCAAATAATCATCCACTTCACGAATGAAATCATCCAGCGAAAAGCACAGAACATATTTGTATTCTCCGTTTTCACATATTATCTTTTGCCATTCTTTTTGTGATGGAGATTGATAGCCGCCTTTCTTTTTCATTTCAATGAGCAGCGCACCATAATCACGATTGCTTTTCAACAGAATCAAATCGGATACACCGGCTGTTACGCCCTCAGCTTTCAATTTGCCACCTGTAACAGTATCACGTCTTCCTCCGTTCGGCACAGCAAACAACCGGCCTTTTAACTTCGGATACTTCAAATTGAACCACTTTACGCAAGAGCATTGTATGCGATGTTCCTCATCGTCATATTTTTGCTTCTTTTTTCGTTTCCTTTCCATTTGAAGCATTTCCTCAAGTGTCATTGTCGCTTTGCTTTTCGGGTGTAACAATGGTGTCTTTTCCGGTCTTGTCTACTACAACTTTTTTCCCACCAACGGTTATCGTTGTCCTGCAACCTTCGGGGAGAGATTGTATGAAATTTCGTACAACAGGCGAATTGGCATTTTCACTGATGGTATCCGTAATGGACTCATCTGCGGCATATGGATAGACATCCATAATGGCAGTTTCCGCTACCGATGCAATTTGATAGTCGGCCATTGTGCCTTTCATACCCTCATCCAGTTTATTTACTGCATCACGCAAGTCGGCTGCTTGTACCAGTACGTTGGTAGCTGTCTTTTTTTCTGCTCCACTTTTTTCATCTAAGGTAATGAAATATAGCTTGCACTTGAACCAGCGGTCAGCACTGTCTTCCTCACAGGGAAAGAGCTCGCTATAGTTGGCACGTTTAATGTCGGAAACTGTAAACTCACCGGAAATAAAGGGTGTCATTTCTTCAATGATGCGTGCTTCCGCTTCCGTGAAGCTGAGCGCGTCAACCAGATAGGGTTCTGTTACTTTCTTGTTCATTCCGTTATCCATTGTCTTTTCATAACGGATTTTACATTCAAACCACGTGTGCATCATGAGTTCATTTTTTCTTTGAGTTGTTTACTGACTACAAGTTTTACTGTTCGTCTTGCCGGAATGATTACCGTTGTTCTCTTGTAGATATTACGGGCTTTCCTTTCTTTTGTGATATAAGTCTTGATAGTGCCAAAACCACGTATATAGACACTTTCACCTTTACAAAGTGCTTTCTCAATAGCATCAAAAGCACAATCTACGGCTTGAATAGCCTGTGAGCGACTAATAGTCGTATTGTTGATAACATGTTCAACGATCTCAATTTTTCTCATTGTTTTTATTTTTATTAAAATGATAGATCACTATTGTTTGGCCTACAATTCTCTGTTTTGTATTGAGTATTTTCAACTGATTTTTTCATTATGATTCTTGATTTAAATCCGCAGATAGAAGTAGGATGATGGCTGCAATGGCAAAACTCATTCCTAAAATGGCATACGTATATGCTTTAGAGGATTTGGATTCTAAAGCAAAATGAAAGTTAACAGCAAAAATGATGATATTCAAAACAATAAATATTATATCAAAATAGATTCTCATATTACTTTATTTACTGGTTACTATTATTTTTCCTCATAATCACAAATGCTAATAGGGATTCTTGTTAAATGTTAACGAAAGCCCATTTGTAGCGGCTGTTATTTCTATCTCTGGATATAATCTTTCTATTCCATGGATAAACTCCGTAGCATTGCTGTTATTGTCGGACAGATGCAGGAGTAGAATGTTGCATACTTGAGACAGGTCATTGGCTTGCAATGTGAGGAGACAGTTATCATAGGACATGTGCGACTTAATGGTGCGTTCGTAGCGTTTCTTGTCAATGCGCCCGGCAGTGAAATTTGCATCAAGAATTTCCTTGCTATAATTGCACTCCAACATTACATTGTTAAGACCGGGAAATTTGTATTTTAGGAAATAGGTGTCTGTGGCAAACAGCACTGTTCCGCACTCTTCATGACGGATGAGGTATCCGTAAGGTTCCGCAGCATCATGTTGTACTGGGAACGGTATCACTCTAAATCCATTTATCACAACTTGTTCGAATGGTAACAGCCCTTTTGCCCAATAGCTGGAAGAGAAACCAAGCGCATGTTTTGTGCCTTGACTCATATAGCAAGGTATGCAGGCGTTTATAAAATCGCCCACACATTTGGCATGGTCGCCATGCTCATGGCTGACGATACAACCAACAATGCTGTTTAGATTGAAGTCAAGAACCTTTTTTACTTTGTTGAACTTAACTCCGGCTTCCACTGCAAGTACCTCACCAGTCTTTTCAGACTGGAAGAGGTAACAGTTGCCTGATGATGAAGAACCTAACACATGAAGTTTCATTTCAAATAGGATTAATAGCCCGGTCCATCATCCTCGGTTGAGGCTTGGTTTTCGGTACTTGTTTCACCTTGGGTCTCTTTAATTTCTCCTGTTTCAGGGTCAACACCTGCCGGAACTTCATTGGAAACCGGAGCTACTGCATCATCAAAACTGATAGTGCCTTTGTTGGCTTGCGTGGAAATTTCTTTCGCAACCTGTTCTGTAACATCGACATAATCGGCGTCCTCTACATTTTCTTCAACGGTACGCATACCCATTGACAGTTCCGGTGAGTATGTAGAGCACCAGAACGAGGCGGCACGGTAACGTAACATCTGTTCGGGCATAGTACGCCACTTGCTGCCGTTTTTGCTATACCAACCCTCATCAATCGCCATTTGTATGGTAACGGCTGTACCACGTAAGGCAAGTGGTGATTTTGATGTAACCGGTTTTCCGTTCTCATCATGCGTAACACCTTTAGGAGTAGTCCATGCCACACACTTGACATTTGCCACACCGTTATTGCAAACTCCATTTGATGTCAATTCAAACTTCAGTGGTTCAAAGCGTCCACAAGTATTGATAGTGGCAATTAGGAACTTGGACGACCAAGATGGGCGACCATATACAATGTACAAGTTCTGCATTACCATAAGAGGGGATGCTCCAATGCGTGTGGCCACATCGAATGCGATTACGCAGTTGGCTACTGCTTCGGCTTCAGAGACCGTTTTTTTAGGTCCTTCTCCGGTCTTACCGCCAACAACACCGCCAATGCGGTAACTTTCGGGTACAAGACTGGAATTGGCAAACATGGTGGAGAAACGGTTGAGCGTTTCAATGGTTGTCGGGTCAAAGAAGTTGATGCCAGCAGGAACGTTACTTTGATGTGTAACCGGTGTGATTTGTCTTTCGTTCATAATTCTAATAATTAAAGATTTAACTATTTATTTTACTGTTAGTTGACTGTCTGTTGTAACCTGCAAGAATATCATTTGTGCGTTGGAAGCAATGAATGTATTCACGCTTTCGGCACGGTCAATGAACATTGGAGCATAGACTTCGTAATGCCTTGCCAATGTGTTGGTGATGTCAATACCTGCGTTCACTTGCTTTGCTGTATTGCACGTACCATAGGACACACCATCAATTATAGGAATACATACTTCGTATTCGTTTCCGTCAAGAGTGGTATCGAAAAGTTTCCAGTGTACCATGCCAAACAGCGAGTTCAAACGGCTCTCACAATCATCAATGCGAGCTTTGGCAAACTTAGCAGCTATATATTCACGTTTCTCTATGTCGGCTATCTTCTGTGCGAGTTCACGACCTTCCTTTTCAAGACGCTCTATTTCTTTATCATAGTTGGCGATAATGGTACGGTTGTTTAGTTGGATTTCCAAGTTCTTGATAGCAGATTTCACCAACTCGGCACGTTCGGACAGTTCGGTATCTGTCTGAGTATATGTGATATTTGCTATTTCTTTTTCTATCTCATCCAAACGTTTCAGGTTTGCTGCATACGCAGGCAGCTCGTTTTCGTTGATGGCGGACGGTGCTGCTTTCGGGGTGGATTTCAGACGATCATACAGCCCTGCAATACATTCGTCAATGGCAGTAATCTTTTTGGAATGCTCTACAAGTTCTTCATTACGCCTGTTTAATTCCTCTCGGTATGATTCGACTTGTGTCGACAGGGATTTTCCACGTGATTGATTCTCTTTGAGCCTGTTTTGTTTATATTCTTCAAACTTTTGGAGAGCGTCTTGTATCATATTGTCGGGTAAAGGCTGACCGCAATGAGGACAGATATTATCACCGGTGTACTGTGTGGCACGAATGGATGCCCATTCGGAACGTAATTCTTCAAGTCTGCTTGTTGTTCCAGTTATTTCTTCGTTCAAATACTTGATGCGTTCTTTTGCACGGGTAATGTCTATATTGCAATCCGATCGTTCGGAATGAATATTCTTCAACTCTTTCTCGATTTCATTACGTGTTTCGTTCTGCTTATCGGCTTCCTCCTGACGACTTCTCCTTTCTGCGGCAAGAATATCCTTCTGTTGCTGTTCGATTTGCCGTTTTTCACGGTTCAGCGCAGCTTTTTTATCGATGGCAGATTGCTTGCGAGCATCCTCAGAATGCAGAAGTTCGTTTATTTCTTCCAGCTCTTTCTTTTTGTCGGTGAGCATTTCTTCCAATGAGTTCCAATCCTCGGCTTCTGGTTTCATCTTGTCCGTTTGGTCGATACGTGGCTTGATTTCATCCGCTTGCATTTTTAGACGTTTTTTCTCTGCGGCAATCTGCCGACGATAATCCGCCAATGATTTGCCACTCAACATGTCTACGAGAGCGGTAAATTCTGCATTTCCCTGCGCCAATTCGTTGTCTGTTTTGGCTCCGGCAATGGACATTAACACTTCACGTTGAACATCTTGTTTTAACGATAGGAAATACTCGGTATTGGTTAGCATCTTGAAAAGGTTCTCATCAATGATTTCGGCATTTATCCGTTCCTTATACTCATTGACACGAACAGGTACGCCGTCCCATGTGCATTCGGTGACATTCCCCTTGAACACTTCCTCTACTTGTCCACGAGGTTTGACCCATTGCTCCTTATACTCTCGTTTGATGGTAATTTCCGTTCCATCAACGACTAATGTTCCCTCTACGGAGCATTCACAATGCTGTAGGGGATTGCCCTTTTCGTCTGTGGTGCGCAAGTTGAAGTCTTTACGGTCTTTGCCGTCCTTGCCGAAAAGCAGCCAACAGAACGCATCCATGTGCCTGGACTTGCCGAGACCGTTACGACCACAGATACGTGTAACAGTGCCATCTGTATGGAACTGTGTTGTCCTTTCTTTTTCTCCACGCCAGTTGCGAAGCGTGATTGATTTTAGCTGAATTGCTTTCATCTACTTTGATTTTTAATAGTGAAAAAATAGTGGGAGGAACAGGATTTGAACCTGTGTCCTGCTGCATCTTGGCCATTTGGGTACGTACCGCCGCTCTATCCGCTGAGCTATCCTCCCTTATCATTTGAAATAGTCTTGTTGTAACCTTTGTAGTGTACGCAGTTCGATTGTGCGGTATTCAACTTTGCCCGGACGCTTGCAGGGGGTTATTTTACCCTGCTTGCGCCATCTATCCACATTGCCACGCCCAAACATAGCGTATGCTTTTCGCTGGCTGACCATTTCGGGGTCATTGTGTGTATCGGCAAGCATACGGACTACAGAGGACGCTACATCGCGGACGAAAGTGTCATAAGTTACGGATTTATCGGGAAAATCAATAGTGAGCATAGGATTACGGATTAAAGTGAATACTCTGCACGATAATTTTCATCGGTTTTAATGAAATATGTAAGCACTTTTATTAGGGAACGTTTAGAACCGGGCTTGGCAATAGAGTCAACCAGACTTTCTCTCTTTTGCTTGTCTGTAGCAATAAAGATGTAGCCCACGTGTCTTGCTTCCGGTTTAAGAGGCTTGATTTGAGAATTTAATTTTTTGAAATTGATAGACATGATATTGTAAGTTAAGAGGTTATTCGTTTTCATTTTGAAACTCCATCCATGATATACGTACCAGTTTCCATGTGAGAAAGATGAATACAGCTGATACAAGATAGCCAATGAACGATGCGATGTTTCCAAGTATGATATGTGCCACAATGCTGACAACCACCGCAAAAAGCATGATGCAGGATAGTATCAGTTGTGAAATATTTACAAATTTGTTCATGATGATTACAAATTACGATATTCTGATTACTGTTATGATACGCTTTTCTCGGTCCGTTTCTGTCTGGTACTTACGATTCAGGATAAGTCCGAGGTCGGAAGCCTGAGCACGGACGCTCTTAGTCTTTTCAATGGGGAAAGTAACCGCTTTACCTACTTCCAAATCCGTTAAAGTTGGACGTACTTTTACTTGATTTTCTGCCATTATATTTGTTTTTTATGGGTTATTGTTTAACTTTATAGTGCAAAGCTAACATATTTATTCGTGGCGAACAAATATTTTCGTCATAAAATTTAGTGTATGCGAAATTAAATATTAGTCGACTAATTCAAGTTCCTGTAAATCATGAATTTAGAAATTGTTAGAAAATTGAGCGAAAACAGAGGTGGTGGATTAAAGAAACTTGCTGCTGATGTTGGAATGAGCGAACAAAATCTACATAGATGCATTAGAAACAATAAGATTCAAGCGGCAGACTTAGAGAAGATTGCTTTTCTATTAAAAGCTGACATACGAATTTTTTTTGATGATGAAGTATCAAGACTATCAAATAATACAGTTGAAACAAACGGCGATTTTAGTCCTGCTTCGATGATGGGTAACGTGTCTGTAGGCACAGATGCTATTCTTGTAGAACGAGTGAAGCATTTGGAAGAATTGTTGGCTGAAAAGGAGAGGTTGATTAAGGTTTATGAAAAGTTAGTAGAGGGAAAAAAATGAGATATATAGTTGGAATAATATGTCTTATTACTTCTTTACTGTTATGTGCTTGCAGTGAAGATGACGAGAAAGGCGCTGAACGCTATTCGGGTGTATTTTTGAGTATGGAGGCTATAGATGCTATTACTCCGGAAGATTCTTTTTCTGATGTCATATTGCATAATGTTGAGTTTGAAAAAGTGGAAGTAGGAAAAGGAGAGCCTATAGAAGCTGGTGATTACACTGTGAAGACAGAAACTACTTACAACTTAATCATGCGAGAATCCGAAGCTGATCTGTATATAAAAACAGAAAAAAGAACAGATAAAATGTTTGAGGCAACTTGTGTATATAAATATGTTTTTAAGCAGGGAACTTACGGAGTGATTGAAGTATCAGAAAATGCTATTACGGTCAACGGATATCCATATTGTAAACTTCAAAAATTTACACTAATACGTACTGAGCCAATTGGAGAAAAATATTCCAAACAAGATACAGAGACAGAAAATTACAAGGGAGTATTCTCCTGCAAAAGCAATGGTAGAAGCATAACTTTGTCAAATAGTGATTATATGTTTGAAGCCGCGCTTGATGGTAACGAATGTAGGTTAACAGAATTATCTCCTGAACATAAAAATATCGGCACATTAGAAAAGCAATGAACGGAGAGTACCCATATTGTAAAACAGAGCCTTTTATGGATGAATTGAAAAAAGCCGCATTTGAAGCCATCTACAAAGATGGTTGTGATAATTGTGGAGATTGGATAGATACATTGGTAAACTGTTATTCCGAAGAAGTGGTGGACGCTCTTGGGAATAATCCCAATGAGGTTTATGCAGAATTGGAAGATATATGGGAAACCATGGATTATGAAGACCCTCGAACCGGTATTTGCCTAACTTATCAGAATTGGGCAGAATATTTCACAGGGGAGTTTGCCCATACAATCTACAACGAATTGATTAAATCAAAGCAGGTGAACGAACGTAAATAATCCGTTTTAAAGCGTTCAAACCTTTAAGATGATAAAAGTATCGTTTTTCGTATTTGTGTTGATTGTGGCTTATCTATTTGCCTTAAATGGGTAATATATCAAGACTGGTAGCGGCGAGTTCTTCGATAAATGGACGAAAACATTAATCATAATAGACAGATACGAAGAAATTGAATAAACGAATATTGTTGAGAAGTATTATATAACTCATTGAAAAGTATCTTATTTTGGCAGCGGCGCAGGCTGTGATTGAAGAAAGCTTGTAAGCCTTAACGGCTTGTTGATATAGTACTCAGGCTGTAACTTTCCCGCAAGGAGCGGGGAGTTACAGCCTGAGGTGTTTACAAATATTGTTACTATATCTGGTATAAGATTTCTTTGAATTATTTTATCCTGCTGGTTAAATCTTTCATATAAAAATAGTATTCTGATAACTTCTCTGCAATAGCATCATGGTCATTACCTTTAATTACCGGTAAGTGTAGATAGACTCGGCCTTGTGTTCTATCAATAAAACAATTAGGAAATTTTTTTCTTAGCTCCTCTTCATATGGATTAAAACATTTTTCTTTCCATACTGTAATATAAATATGAAAATCACCAAGTGGATTATCGACTGTTTCGTCACTATAACTACTTTCAATTCCAATACGGTTGCCATTATCATTAAATGATATACCCAAATCCCATCCTTGATATTTCCACCATTCAGCATTTGTTTTCTGATTAACAATCAGCAAAATATCTGATATATTTTCCCTCTGCATATTTAGGATAGATTCTTTAAAAGCATTATATTCATTGATTAATTCTTCTATTTGAAATCTATTATTAAAAAAGAAGCGATTCATTTCCATATGTGTATTGTAAAATTTGTTTTCAATTGTTCTAATAAAATCCATGAGGAATATCAAATATGATTGATTACAATTAGAAATATAATCACCTATATTCCTTTTTACTACTGTAAATAATTGCTGATAATTAATATATTGATAACCAATGGACTGTATCTTTCTCAGTTCTGATATATCATTTATACTTCGAGCAGAAAGAACTATAAAAAAACTCCTCTTGTCTTTATATTTTGTATTAATATGTTCAACATAGCTTTCAAGCGGGTTATAAAGTTTAGCTCCTATTTTGTTTTCTATAGCCATAACAAAACAGTCTGTTTCAACAATGATATCTATTCGTTTATTATCACTTGTTGTATCTTCTGTTATAACTCTAACACCTTGAAAGCTATAATTTAGCTCGACATTTTGCATTATTTCCAAAAGAGAATTAATGAATAATCCTTTTAAGCCATGAGGTGCGTTTGGGTTAAAATAGAACTTGAATATCTGGCTACATCTTTCTTCAAATCTATCGCCTCCCATTTGACAGATTTCCATAAAAGTTGGAGATGTATTCCTCTTTGGTAATATTGCAAAATCATTTAACAGTTGCTGTGATATTTTTTCTGTCATATTCTAATATAATAAAATTAAGTTTCGATTTTCATACAAATAAACCTCAATTGTATTAACGAGAGTATAGCAATAAAAATATTGCTTCATTCATTGTAGTTTACTAACTAAGTTGACACAAATTATTTAGTAAACTACAGTCCTTGTTTAAAAAAGATGACAGACATTAAGTTAGTCGGGAAGTATTTCTTGCACTTTCTTCAATAAATGTCCGTCAATTACCTTATCTATTATGTCGGTTTCGATAAAATGAAGCATAGTACCGTTAGCCATATCTTCCAGTGTAGCAATATCAAACCAATTCCACCAGTTTCCTGTTTTTCCATCTTTTCCTCGCAAGTATGCCCAGCCACAAGGATACTCTTCATCTTGCGGAGCCTCAGTCCACACATGAGGAATTTGCATTAATTTATCCGCTGGGATAGGTTGTGTATCAATTGTAAACTGTCTGCTTATACCATAACGTACTCCATCTGATTTATTATGTTTATTCCAACCGATGTAAACATTCCATTTTTTTGAGACAGAAGGCTGAGAGAAAACAATCCACTGATTATCCCAAAAATGAATTAAGCCTTCGTCATAAGTGAAATCTAGCCCCTTTTGTTTAGCTAGTCTTTTAAGTTCCTCAATGAAATGTAAACGAATTTCTCTTTTTATTTCCATTTCATTCCTTAAAATGGCTAATGTTGATTCAGTATATTCTTTAGATGTAGCCAATTCTATCACTCTATTTTCATTTTCTGTACACATAATATTCAGTATTTCTTTCAAATTAAAAATATATTGTCGAATAGTTTCTCGTATTAAAGGATAACAGGCAGCTATGCCTATACAAGACGTTAACCAACTCAGAATATTTTCTCGATAAGATATAGAAATATAATTTGTTTTTTCAATATCAGAAATTGTTTCAGAATCTTTTCCATTTAAGGTGAGATAAAGTAAACGATAATCAGAAAATTCCTTATCTTTTGCATAATTGTTATATCGGCAGAGCTGACCTTCCTGCTCAGAAGCATCTATTTTATTTTCAATAATAATAGCATGATTTTTATTATCTGTTACAAGAATATCTATTCTACCTCCACGGGTGGAATCTTTATTTATAGGACCTATATAAACTTCGACCTTTACATCAGCATGTGCTGTATCAAATTCAAATCCCGGAGTTAAATGGGTTATAAAATTTTCAAGAAATGTATTACACAATCCGTGAGAACCATTGGGATTCAAAAGTTCGGCAATAAAGGCTGAGTGAAGTCGAGTTTCATTCCGTGAAAGAGCTAGTACTGAAAAGACATTAAAGTTTTCACCTCTTTTCCATCGTTCTTCTTTCATTATTCTGTCTTGAACAACAATTGATTTAATTTGATTTAATAGATTAATTAGTTTCTCCATGTATATCCTTAATTCCGCAACATAATTGATAATTATTTTTATAAGTTCCTGAGCAA